GAATTACGTCGTTTACCGCTAGTTCGCTTGTAAGTTCAAACTCCATGCTAATAACTCTATGTTTACCATAGTCCTTAAAAGAAGGATTCTTAACATTAGAGTTAGAACCGTTCTTCAATAATTTATCCTCAAAAGTTGGCATTTCTAACTCCTTATAGTTCTTTAGAAAGTACTTCTATTACTTTAACTTCTTCTAAACGCCCTGCACCTACAGAATGTCTAGCATATACTTGATTCGAGTATCTCTTATCATCTCTTTCAGAGATTCTAACGAAAAGCCCTTCACCAGTTGCAGAGACAATCCCTGAACCACACCAAGCAAAACATCTTCTAAATTTCTGACCTGAAACTCCACCGAAGATAGTTGTCCCGTCGATAGTCTCACTTGAAGCAAGTAAGTTACCTTCGATATCCCATCTAAGAGTTGTTGAGTCTTCGATATATGGAAGTCTCTCAGTTCTAATGAAGTTTAACCCCATAAACTGATTAGCCATACCGTCAACTAGTGCTTTAACTGAAGCGAAATCCGCTGAAGTAGCCTTAGTCGTTCCAAGGAAAGCCATTTTCTGAGCTGAAGACCATGCAAGATTTCTTTCTTCCATATCAACTTCATTCTCGTCAAATTTAGCTCCAATTTTTCTCAATACATGAACACTGAATGGAACCGCTAAACCAGTACCGTTTCCGTTAGCATCTTCCGATACAACTACTAATTTTTGAGTGTCTGGAAGAACTACTGCGATATCTCCATCTTCTCCTGACATTGCTGTACCTAAAGCCGCAACAATAAATACATCGTCTTTCTTACGGTTAAGGGCTTGAACAGCTCTCATTGCATAAGCATTTTCTGGTTGAATAAGAAGTCTTAACTTATCCATATCGTCAATCATTGCTCCAAAGTCAGCATCTTTTAAAGTTACTGCTCTTCTAGAGTGAGGTACATCCAAGATTGGAGTATCACCATGACGATTAGTGATATCTTGAGCTTCAACGCTCCCGATTCTCTCGTAATAGTCAGTCTTTGATTTTTGTGATTCTTGACGCCCTGTAGCGAAAAGTCTTGATTCTTTTTGAGCTGCAAGCATATAGATAGCTGATTTAAAGCCTTCTACAAATGCAACAGGTATTTGATGTGACATATAATTTCTCCTACGAAAATTATGTTGTTAATAAAAATACAAATATACAGTTGATAGTTGTCTTAAATAAGGCCATCTAAAACGTGAAATAGTGAGGTCGTGAAACGATTGTCTCTTCACTTACTTATAGAATCGTGGGTAGGTGCGTATATGTCAAGAAAAAATATGAGGGCCCGAAGGCCCTATTGATTAATAAAGCTGAACGCCTTTCTTAGTTGCTTGTTCTAAAAGATACATTTGCTTATCTTTTAAAGCTTGAGATGTCTTCAATTGTGGATTCTGCATTAGTTGTTGATATTCATTTCTAATGTCTTCAGCGTTAGAGAATCCAGTTGCACTAGTTCTCGCGCCGTCCAAAGTCTTATCGTCAAGCATCTTATTTCCAACACTATTCATAAGACGAATAAAAGTGGGATCCGCGAAGTATCCCGCTTCTTGGGCCATTTTGGCCTCATCTTCACTAAATATGTTTTTAACTGTTTCGTTAACCACTCCAAGATTAGACTCATAGTTAGAACCCCAATCCGATTTAAGTTTACCTACTTGAGCATCCATTAAAGCCTTAGATTCGGCTTCATCACTCACGCCCATGGTCTTATTAGCTTCATTAAAATAGCCAATAATTTCTTTGGCTTGTTGTGGAAGGATCCCTGCTTTGTGAGCTGTATCTAAGAAACCTTTAGTCATTGGATCTAGAGGATCTACCCCTTCAACATCAACACTATAATTTTCTCTATCTGGAAGGCCCAAAGCTTTATGAATCTTATTCCAATCGTCCGGAGTGGAGTCCTTAGTTGGAACGAGCATCTTATTTCCACCGATCATTTTCTGAGCGTGAATTAAAGAAGTCATCATATTAGCTTGGTTAAAAGAGTTTTTCTCTTTGTCATAAAACTTCATAATGCTTGGATCGTTGTGAAACTCATCCGAGAAACCCTCAGGGTATGGGATTTGTGGCCCTGCCTCCGGTGGTAAAGTTCCTTGTGGTGGCGTTGCCTCCGGTGGTAAAGTTCCTTGTGGTGGCGTTGCCTCCGGTGGAGTAGCCCCACCAATTAAATCACTCATCGTCTTCCCCTTGATTTCGATAGTCGTTAGTATAGAGATTATGTAAATCTGCCATCTTCATATTTGATAGTGTCAATAATTTGTGGATAACTTCTCGTTGACCTTCTCTGAAGGCAAGCTTCTGAGGGTCGAGATCAAGGCTAGGACTGAACAAACCACATTCTTTAGCTAAATCAGTTATCACCAATTTGCCTTTAGAACTGTGGAAAATTCCGTAAGCTACAATTATTTTTTTGTCTTTTTCTTCTTTAGTCATGTCTTAGTTCCCCAACTAAAATTGCTATTAAGTCGCTTGCGCCTTCGCAGCTTTTTGAGCCGTGTCAGCGTTCATATTATCTTCTTGTATTTGTTGAGCATTGGCGTTTGCTTGGCCACGTTGCTCTTGGATCATCTCCGTATCTTCTTCAGTATTAAATATTGCCATATTCACGCTGTCTAGTGAAGCTTTGATTTTAACTACTTCTTCGAAGTTAATTACATCCATTAATTCAGGTTTCTGCATAGTTTCTGCTAATTGAGCAAGTTCTCCAATAAAGCCTGTAAGGATTCTTCCTTCATTAGCTGTTTGGGCCTTAGCTATTTGAGATCTGTAGTGCATTACTAATTGATTTTCAGCTAGATCCAAAGGAGTATTTTCAGGTAATTTCTTTTTGGCCATCATAACTGTCATTACTCTCCCAACCAAAGGATCAAGTAATTCATTATGAAGTCTACCTAGAATCGGAGATAATAGCCTTAGGTTCTCATCATTTCTAATATTTACTTCAAGCTCAGTCATTCTATCAGAACCACCCAATTGAAGTTGGTCAATAAAGAATCCTTGTTTAACATTAAGTCGAACCCTATCAACCATGTCCATACCGATATCAACTCTCGATCCTGAAACTAGAGGTCTAATTCCATCCATCATACCGTGACGAGCTGCTGTAACCCCACCGGCAGTAAGATTTAATCTTCCTAGAACAGAATCATGGGCCATAATAAATGGAGGATCTACTGCTTTTTGAGCTCCACGAATAACCGTCTTCATCATCTGATTTAACATTCTAATATCTGGGAGAGTCTTCATAGCCGGACTACGACCGTAAACTTCATTTCCTAATTTAGTCCAACGAGGAATAACATAAGGAAACCTATCGTAACCGCTTTCTTTAAGAAGAACTTTTTCAGCTCCCCATATATGGTACGATGCAAATTTCTTATTTTGGGGGGTAAGTTTATTAAGCTCGGCCCCTTCTCTTTCCATAACCAAATGAAGGATCTCGATATCATCATTCGGCTTTTCTTTTAACTTTCTAAGCTTATCTTCAGGAAAGGCCTTCTCTCCATACTTCTCGATAGCTTGTTGATTATTCATCTTGATCTTACGACAAGCGGTTTCCACTATCCCCTTGGAGTTTTCAGCGATGTCCACTTCATATATGGGGATAGTAAGAAACCTCAAAAGAGTATCTTCATCTTCTTCAATCAGCATACAACCAGTACCAAGACTAGCAAGATCCAAGTATAATTCGTGGATCTCTGTCTGGAAGTTCGTAGCGTTTAAAGTGTCGTGGACTATTGCCACTGTTTCTTGAATATATTTTTGATTAACTGTTTTTCTATCGATTTTTGGAATACCCGTTCCAAGACCAAACCATTGAACCGCAGGATTTGTAAGCATAGAATGAAGTGCCGATCCTAGAAGTTCTACATAGTGTTGAGGAGAAGAGTCGTAAAGCCTTTGGCCACGCTGTTCACCTTTAGTATGGTTGTAAACTCTGTTCTTATGGGGGAGGGTATATTCTAAAACCTCATCCCAATGGTCGTTCCAATTCTGCTTTCTTGATTTAAGCTGATCGCAAAATGCAACTAATTTTAATGCTTTATTATCCATTTTTAGGCTCTATCTGTTAAGATTAATTGGTTTCTACCTTGGAAAGTATTTCTTTGAAGTATCTCTCCGGCTCGTTGTTGGAACCGAACATTCAATGAAGTTATTTGATCGTCGCTAAGTTGAGTAACCGTGGGAAGAAAGTTTTGATCTCTTTCTCTTTCAAGATCGTTCTTAGCTCCACTCCAATTCATTGCTTTCTTCTTACCTCGATACCAACTATTAGCAAGATTAGTATTGCCGCCGTTTTCAACCATAGTAAGATTGGCAAGAAGATCTGTGTTCTTCACGCCTTTAGCATTAACCTTAGCTGTGCGTTTTTTTCTTCCTGAACTCATCTCTAGGCTCCTAGCTCGTCATAGTCAGTAATCGACGTTTGATTATTATCTCCCGTGTACTGAGCAAAGTCATTATCATCTAAGGTATCTAAAGCGGAATATCCGAAACTGTCAGAACCGTGAGAAGACCAATCGTGTTTTGGCTTATCTCGAAATACCATATTTTTATCATCATATTCTTTTTGGTAGTTGTAAAGACATTCCCTACCTCTTTCAGTTTTCTTCTTATCAAACTTTGACAAACGAAGTCGGGTACGAGTGGCATTTATTCTGTCAGCTATAGCTTGTTTGGGTTGGATATAAACATTATTCATTCCATTTTGGCGGGCCGTTTCTTGACGAGTAACTCCTGTACCAAACTCTCTAGCTGCTCCATCGTGTGGCCAAACATGTCTAGAGATATTGTAATGGATAGAATTAAGCATCTTAGCAATCTCAGGGATACCTTTACCTTCAAGCTCGATATAATCGATGTAAACCCACCATTTCCCTATTTTCTGTCTAAACCAAATAGTACATTTATCTGAAATACCGATATCCCAAAAAGTCGACACTGGATAAGAAGGATCATAAGGAAAGTCTCCTATTTGACCGGCCTTCTCGATATCATTTAAAATCTTCCCGTAATAAGAACCTCTAACTGCTGCCGTGAAAGAACATTCTAATTCTTGTTCAACTTCTTCGGGAGCAAGATCTTGAGTCATTTCGTCGATCTCAACTTGATCTAGAACACCTGTCTCACTTGCTTTATATACTCCGGTGTACCAAGTATCGGCAACCTGAAACTTCCTAAAACGTAGGTATTGCTTAACAACTTTGGGGTTGCAGTCAGCGAATATCTTTTCTCTTTCGACTGTAGGTAAGTTCTCATGGATTCCGTTATCCTTTTCGAACTTGGCCCAACGCTTGATCGAGAACTCAACATCATATTTAGCCCGATATGCCCTAGCATAATTTTCATGTTCTTTCGCACTTTTGAACCTATGGAAGAAATGGTTTTGACCGTTTGGAGTACCAAGGAATATGGCCCAAGGAACGAAAGGCCTTCCCCTCATATCTTTAGAGATACCAAGTTCAGCGGCTTCAGTTCTTCTATCGGCCATAGCCGGTCGTATAACTTTCGTATATAGTTGCGGATCACATTGAGCAAACTCATCTAGAACAGCTCCATCGAGATACCAACCACGGATCCCGTCAAAGTTAGTCCCACCGATTAAGGCAATAGTAACAACATCCGGCTCAGGCTCACCAGTAACAGGATGTTTACGCCAAGGTCGTTCAATCATGATCTTTAATTTAGTCTTATTTATTTTTACATTAGGCAAGTGTTGAGTATAGTCCAAGAAATATTGCCATGCGATCTCCTCCGCTTGCCTAAAGGTAGGAGCAACATAAACATATCTTGGATTATATAAAGGGTTGGTAGTTGAGCGATCTATCAGCTCATTAACACATAGCACCGTCTTACCAAAACGACGATGGCAAACTAGGACATTAAACCTTTTCAGCTCAATATGTACTAGTTTTTGGAATCGACGAGGTTTGTAGAGGGCCGATTTTCTTACGACTTTTCTTCCCTCTACTTCATCTCCATCTTGAAGGTGGCTATACCTCTGATTCAACTTCGTCCACTGAGTCAGCAAGTTCTACAAGATCAGCTTTCTTAGCTGAACTCGGGAAATCTACTTCATTAGTTTCTAGGAAATCTTTTAGTTCTTTCACTGTCATATCTTCAAACTTAGACTTTTCAGTCGTTTCTTCAGAGATACCCTCTACTTCGGTAACTTCTTCAGGTTTAGTAGCTTCTTCTTTTGAAATAAAAGGTTTTACTGGTTTATCAGATTTAAGATGTGGGACTGTAATCAGTCTTCCGTTTTTCATGATGATTGGCATATTGCTCTCCTTGGTTAGTACCAAAGAGAATACTTGTAAACATATTGATATGTAAAGTATAAGTGGCGGGAAGCGGTGGATTCGAACCACAATCTTGATAGTATTAAGCCTATCGCCATCTCTACCCCCCTCGGAGGGTAGGGCGTTATTACCGAACTTTCGCGCTTCTTTCTTCCCGTGGATTCTTATAAAACTTTTGGATCTCTACTGTCAAGGATATTTTCGATAAGTCCTATTCTTAGAGTCTTGCCGTTTATCTTCTTTCTACTTGCAATCGCGGCGTAGTTGAATCCGATAGTTTTTGGCCCTAACTTATCTCGCATTATATCCCTATCAACCATAAGTCTAATACGAATATTGTTAAGAGAATCGACATCTAATGCCTGATAAGCATTTCTAATCTGACTA